CCGGACGCGAAGCGGCGCGGCAGGCGAGTGCAGCCGGACCGGCGCGGCGCGGAGCTATACCTCCTCGGCGTCTCGCGGATCAAGGAATGGCTCTTCGAGCAGATCCGGGCGGACGTCGGCGACGACGGAGAGGTCGTCCCGCCGTCGAAGCGGCACATCCGATTTTCGGCGGCGCTCCCGGACGAATACTTCCGGCAGCTCGCGGCCGAAAAGTTCGATCCAAAGGACGGATGGGTGCTCCAGTACGAGCGGAACGAAGCGCTGGACACGTTCGTCGGCGCGCGGGCGGCGGCTCTCCATCACGCGGTCGGCATCGACCGCTATTCCGAGGCCGACTGGGCGCGCCTCGAGGCGCTCTACGAACCGAAGGAGCGGAAGGACGAAGGACCGACGGCGCCCGACCCGGCGCCCGGTCGCGCGATGATGGACGACGTCCGCGGGATGATCCCGCGCGTGAAACCGACCTGACGAGAGGAGAGGATGGCGCAACCGACCGCGGCCGAGTGCGAATCCGCCCGGACCCGACTGCCGGAGGCCGAAGAGGCGCTCCACAAGCTCCAGACCGGGGCGCTCGAGGTGAACGTCCGGATGGGCGAGAAGCAGGTCGCCTACGCCGCGACCTCCGTCGACCGCCTCGCGAGCTACGTCGGACACCTGAAGGCGATCGTCGCCCGTTGCGACGGTTGCTACCGGCGCGCCCGGCGGATGATCGGCGTCATCCCGACGAACTGACATGGCCCGGCGCGCGCGGCAAGCCTCCCTCGCCCTCGAGAGCGCTCCGAGAGCGATCGCGTCGGCGTCCGACGGGGCGTCGCACCACGGCGCGTCGACGATCGCTCGAGACGTCGCGGCATGGCGCCCGACGCGCCGATCGGCGGACGCGGATATCCTTCGGGATCTCCCGGAACTCGTCGGGCGATCGCGGGACCTCGACCGGAACTCCGGATACGCGGCCTCCGGATCGCGGACGGTCCTCGACAATGTCCTCGGGAGCGGGCTGCGACTCATTCCCCGGCCGGACTTCGTTGCGCTCGGGAAGACGAGGGACTGGGCCGACGAGTGGGCGCGGAAGACGCGGGCGCTCTGGGACTCCTACTACTGGACGACCGCCTGCCACGCGGCGGACACGCTAACGGGCGACCAGCTGACGGCGTTGACGCTTCGCGCCGCGATGGGCAACGGAGAGGCGATCGGCCTCCCGCTCTGGATTCCCGATCGCGACGACTGGTCGACGAAGATGCAGACGGTCGAGAGCGACCGGCTCTCGAATCCGGCGGGGGAGACGGAGCGGCTCGCGTTTCACGGCGGAATCGAATTCGACGCATACGGGGCGCCGATCGCCTACCACTTCCGCACCACGCATCCCGGCGACGCGATGCTCGCGTTCGGGGACGGGTTCGGAAGGTGGGAGCGGATCCCGCGAAAGACGCCTTTCGGGCGCCTCCGCGTTCTGCACGTCTTCGACTCGGAGCGGTCGGGCCAGTCGCGCGGGAAGCCGCTGCTCGCGGCCGTCCTCCCGAAGTTCAAGAATCTGGACCGCTACGAACAGGCGGAGCTACAAGCCGCGCTGGTGAACTCGCTAATCGCGGCCTTTGTAACCACCCCGGTTACGCCGGAAGAGGTTTCCGACTGGTTCGCGAAGGATCGCGACTCCTACCTAAAGGCGCGCGATGAGCATGCGGTCAAGCTCGACTCGGGGACGATCGCGACGCTCTTCCCGGGCGACCGGATCGACGCGTTCCTCCCGGCGCGACCGGCGACCGCATTCGATTCGTTCATGGTCGCGGGCCTTCGCGGGATCGCGCTCGCATGGGACCTCCCGTACGAGCTTCTGGTAAAGGACTGGTCCCGCCTGAACTACGTCACGGCGCGGGCCGCGCTCGCCGAGGCGTGGCGGTCGTTCATGCGGCGTCGCGACTGGCTCACGACGACCTGGATGGATCCGTGGTACGCGCTCTGGCTCGAGGAAGCGGTAAACGCCGGGAAGATCGAGGCGCCGGGCTTCTACTCGAGCCGGGCGGCATGGACCCGCTGCCGATGGATCGGTCCCGGCCGCGCCACGCTTGACCCGACGAAGGAGGTCACGGCGGCGGCCGATCGGATCCGCGCGAATCTGTCGACGCTCGAAGACGAATGCGCCGAACTCGGCCGCGACTGGCGCGAGGTACTCGAGCAGCGCGCGAGCGAGCGGAAATACGCGGCGGCGCTCGGCCTCCCGGACGACGTCGCGGCGATCGCGCCGCGCGCCCCGGCGAAGGCGGCGCCGCAGCCGCGGGAGCCGGGCGCGGGCGCGGGCGACGGCGCGGACGGCGCGACGGATGGGGCGGACCCGAATGGCGGGGACGCCGAGCAGGTGGCGTGATGACTCCGGACTCCTCCTCCTGTCTGGAGTTCTTCGGGCGGTCTTCGGGCCGCCCTCTTTCTTTCAACCGGCCGAGGAGCGAATGAGCGACCGCAGCCTTCTCCGCCTCGCGGCGATGCTCTACAACGTCCCGCTGCTCGTACTACCCGAGCGCGCCGAGACGATCGAGCGCGTCTTCGCCGCCTACGTCGAGCGCCGGACCGCCGAGCTACCGAAACTCGAGGCGGAGCCGCCGCGCGAAGACGCGGCGATGCTCGTCCCGATGCGCCGCACGGAGGCGGGTTACTCGATTACCGATCGCGGCGTCGCGGTGCTCAACGTCCACGGGACGCTCGTCCAGCGCGCCGGATCGCTCGACGCGCTATCGGGCCTGACGGGCTACAACCGACTGGGCGCCCAGCTCGACGCGGCGCTCCGGGACCCGCTCGTCCGCGGGGTCGTCCTCTCGGTCGATTCGCCCGGCGGAGAGGTCGCGGGGGCGTTCCAGTTCGCCGAGATGGTCGCGACCGCGCCGAAGCCGATCTGGGGGGTCGCCGACGAGCTGGCGGCCTCGGCCGCCTACCTGATCGCGAGCGCGACGGCGCGCCTCTTCATGCCGGAGACGGCGCAGGTCGGATCGGTCGGCGTCGTCATGCTCCATCAGGATCGCTCCGCGCAGGTCGAGCGGTCGGGCGTGCGCTACACGCCGATCTACGCCGGGGCAAAGAAGATCGACGGCTCGAGTCTCGGGCCGCTCTCGGAGACCGCGCGGGCCGACCTTCAGGCCCGGGTCGACGAGGTCTATCAGATGTTCGTGAACGCGGTAGCAGACTACCGCGGGATCGACGCCGAAGCGATCCGCGCGACGGAGGCGGGAATGCTCTCGACCTCCGCGGCGATCGCGTCGAAGTTCGCCGACGAGCAAGGAACGCTGACGACCGCGATCCTCGCGATGCAGGAGAAGGTCGCCGGTTTCGGTTTCTCGTACAAGTCGCGCGCGCCGCGCGCAATCCACGGAGGTCTCATGTCGAACGAAACGAAGGAAAGCGCGGCGCCCGCGACGGTCGAAGCGCTCGCGAACGAACGCGCGGCGGGCTACGCCGCGGCCGAGAAGGAACTCGTGCCGAAGGCGATCGCCGACGGCGCGAAGGCGGAGCGCGAGCGGATCCGCGCGATCCTCGAGCACGCCGAATCGGCCGACCGGCCGAAGGCGGCGATGCACGTCGCGATGGCAACCGCGATGACGGTCGACGAGGCGGCGGCCTTCCTCGCCGGTCTCCCGAAGGAGGCGCCCGCGAAGGCGGAGAACGCGCTCGACGTCGCGATGCGGGCCGCGCCGAATCCGAAGATCGGCGCCGATGCGGAGCGCGAGCGCGCGGCCCCGGGCGCGACGCTCTCGTCGCAGAAGATCTACGCGAACCGCGCGAAGGCCGTCGGCACGCTCGCGGTCGTCAAGTAAGCGGCGCGCGCGTAGCGCGTTGCAACCTACCCACCACGGGAGACATACATGTCCGAACTCACCGAAAAGGGCCACGCGGGCGGCTTCATCATCAGCGAAGCGAACGGCTGGCGCTCGCGCGCCGTCGTGACGATCGCGGCGGGCCAGAACCTCAACGCGGGCGCCGTGCTCGGGAAGATCTCCGGCGATGGCACGTACGCGGTGTACGACAACGACGCGAGCGACGGCACGCAAGCCGCCGCGGCGATCCTCCTCGACGACTGCGACGCCTCCGCAGAAGCGAAGGAGGCGACGGTCATCATCCGCGACGCGGAGGTGAACGGCGAGGAACTCGTCTGGCAATCGGCCGACGAGGTGACGGCCGGAGTCGCCGACCTCCTCGCGCTCGGCATCGTCGTCATGTAACGGCGAGCAACCTACCACACCCCCACGAACGAGAGGAGAAACACCATGCCGGTGCTCGACGTTTTCAAGCAGGACGCCTTCAGCGTCAAGGCGCTGACGGACGCCATCAATGCCGAGGAGTTCATCCCCGGGATCGCCGGACAGGTCGTCGGCTGGCAGGAATCGGGGGTCACGACGACGTCGATCATGCTCGAGGAAAAGTCGGGCGTGATCCGCCTCGTCGATCCGACGCCGCGCGGCTACCCGGGCGCGCCGGGCGAGAAGGCGAAGCGCACCGCGCGCTCGCTCACCATCCCGCACTACGAAGTCCCGGGCGCGGTGATGGCCGACGAGGTGCAGGGCATCCGCGCGTTCGGCTCGGAGTCCGAGGTCGAGACGGTCTTCGGGAAGGTCGCCTCGGTCCTCCGGGAAGCGGTCCAGCTCGCGCTCGATCCGACGCTCGAGCACCAGCGCGTCGGCGCGCTGAAGGGGCTGATTACCGACGGGTCGGGGAACACGATCTACAACCTCTTCACCGAGTTCGGCGTCTCGCAGGAGAGCGAGCAGAACCTCGAGCTGGACGTCGACAACTCGGCGACCGGCGCGCTCGTGAAGGCGATCAACGCCGTCATCCGTCTCGTCGCGAAGAACCTCGGGAACGCGCCCTACCGCGGGATCGTCGCGTTCTGCGGCGACACGTTCTACGACCAGCTGATCACGAACAAGGAGGTGGTGAACACCTACCTCAACTGGCAAGCGGCCGAGGGCTACCGCGTCGGCGTCGGCATGCCGTTCGAGGCGTTCCCGTTCCGCGGGATCACGTGGATCAACTACCGAGGCGCGGTCGGCGGCACGGACTTCGTGACGGCGACGAAGGCGCACATCTTCCCGGTCGGCGTTCCCGGCCTCTTCCGGACGTACTACGCGCCCGCGGACTACATCGAGACGGTGAACACCGTCGGCCTGCCGCGGTACGCGCGCCAGTGGGAGATGCCGAACGGCAAGGGGATCAACGTCGACGTGCAGATGAACGCGCTCAACATCTGCACCCGGCCGAAGGTCCTGATCCAGGCCCGCAACACCTGATCCGCCGGGGCGGGCGGATGGCGGTGCGGAACGCCGGGGGCCAGAAGCTCCCGGCGTTTCGTTTTCTCACGACGGGACGATAGGGGGCGCGCGTGTCGGCCGGACGCTACGATCTCAAGATCGAGAGGGGGGCACGACTCGTGCAGACCTTCGCGTATCTGGACGACGCCGAAGAACCGATCGACCTCTCCGGCTATGAGGGGCGGTTTACGATCCGCGCGCCCGACGCCGACGGGGCGATCGTCGCGGGGTTCGATCTCCAGACGAGCGATACCGCTCCGGCGATCGCGGTCGGCGGCGGCGACGACGCGAACGAGATCGAGGTCGATCTCTCCGCGCTCCTGACCGTCGACGGACCGGCGGACGGCTGCAAGGGCTGGTACACGCTCAAGGTCTGGCCGCCCGGCGAACCGGAGAACGCGGACCGGATTGCCGAAGGCTACGTGCGCTGGTCGCCGGAATCGTCGCGGGACGACGCATAAGGCGCGCGAGATGACCGACGAGAACCGAAAGGTCGTCATCGTCCGCGATACGACGCGGGTCGTCGAGGTATCCGGACGCCGCGGTCCGATCGGGCCGACCGGCGCGACCGGACCGGAGGGTCCGAGCGGGCCGACCGGACCGGAGGGTCCGCAAGGCGTAACCGGACCACAAGGCGAGATCGGGCCGAGCGGCCCGACGGGTCCCGCGGGGCCTACCGGGGCGACCGGAGCGACGGGGGCGGCCGGGGCGACGGGCGCGCAAGGCCCGCAAGGTGAGATCGGTCCGACGGGACCGATAGGACCAGCGGGGGCTGACGGTGCCGCTGGCGCGGTCGGCCCGACGGGGCCACAAGGGCCACAAGGCGACGCCGGACCGGCGGGCGCTACCGGGCCGACGGGGCCTATCGGACCAGCCGGGCCGACCGGCGCCACGGGCGCAACGGGCGCGACCGGTCCGGCGGGCCCCGGCCGCGAAGTGCTTTCGGCGGCGCGAACGTACTACGTCCGGACCGACGGGTCCGATGCGAATGACGGTCTAGCGAATACGTCCGGCGGCGCGTTTGCGACGATCCAACATGCGATAAATCAAGCAAGGGCGCTCGACAAATCGCAACACGGCGTCGTAATCAATATCGGCGCCGGTGTCTACACCGAGAATTTGACGATATCCGACGGCGACGCCGGGAATCCGTATTCATCGCCAATTATCAGTCTTGTCGGCGACGCGGTTACGCCCGCCAATGTTCGCATTTCCGGATATCTGTATATCTATTACGCGCGTGGCGTAAGCCTGCTCGGGCTAGAGTTCGACGGTACGGTCGCGTCCTATGGAAGCGCCATTGCTTTGGCGGGGGCGTGCAGATTCAAGAGCGGATTTGGGTCCGGGAATCTAGGATACTTCGAGGCCGGTAGCTGCATCATTACCGGCGGATCATACGGGGAAGGCGTTTACGCCTATGACGGGGGGGTTACGCTCGTCTACGGATTGACGGTCGAGGGCACCCCGGCGTTCTCGTCGTCGTTCGCGGCGGCATGGTACGCGGGCCGCGTCGCATTTCTCGACCAACCTAGCGGATCGGCTACCGGAAAGCGATTTGTCGCCGAGGGTGCCGGAATCGTCGATTGCTACGGCGCCGCGGAAGATTTCCTACCGGGCGACGCAGCCGGAACCACGGCAACCGGGGGGCAGTATATCGGCGGCGGATTTACTGTCGCGTCGCGGTTTCGCGGCGCGTGGGATTCGGGGACGTCATATATCCCGGGCGACCTCGTCGAGCACAACGGGTCGACGTGGATTAATACGAGCGGGTCTTCGTCGACCGGCGACGAGCCGGGATCGACCGGCGATGCGGTCTGGGAACTCATCGCGGCGGCAGGCGCGGATGGGACGGGGACCGGCGTCGGCGGATGGTCTTACGGACAGGCATCTCTCTTCGGAGGTTGAACGGTGGCCGCTCCCAATCTGCAATCCCCGACGACGATCACCGGAAAGACGGCCGTCCTCGCAGTAACGAATAGCGCGAGCGCGATCGTCTCGAATGCGTCATCGAGCGGCCTCCTGAAGCGTATCCACAGCCTACTCGTGTCGAATATCACGACCAGTCCGGCGACCCTTACCGTCGACATCTATCGTTCGTCGACGGCGACTCGCATTACGAAAGACCTAGTCGTCCCGGCGAACGCGACGATCGCGCCGATCACGAAGGACACGCGGGTCGATCTTGAGGAAGGCGACGATCTTCGTCTAACGGCCGGTGCGAGTTCCACGCTCGAAGCGGTCTGTTCCTACGATCAGGTCGCGTAGATGTACGGCAACGGGGGAATCCTCGGCGGGCTTCCGCCGAAGTCGACCGGCGCGCCGGGCGTCTGGCGCCTCGGCGAGATCGCGTGCGCGCGCGCTGATGAGGTTTGGCCGACGGAGAAGGATGCGAGCTTTTCGAGCGTCATCTTCCTCGACCACTTCGACGGGGTCGACGGGGCGGAGCACTTCAGGAACATGGGGTCCGGGACCCCGGGACTGATTTCGACCAATTCGCCGACGTCTCCCGGCTACCTGTCGGCGACACAAAAGAAATTCGGACGTACCTCGCTGTATATATCCTCGTCGGCCCCGATCGTGAGAAGCGGTTCGGTAGCGAGTACGGCTTACGCTCTCGGGGCCGGGGACTGGACCGTCGAGTTCTGGATTTACCCTACCTCGCTTGTCAACGGTCGCCACCTATTCGACATGCGGACCGGCGGGAGCAACGGGGCCTTTCTCCGGATCTATTGTCAGGCCGACGGTGGCGTGCGCGTATACGTTAGCTCCGCGGATCGGATTACGAGCGCGGCCGGGGCGCTCGTAACGAATCAATGGCAATTTATCGCCTGCGCTCGCGTAAGCGGGACGACGCGCCTATTCATCGATGGAACACAAGTCGGGTCCGACTATACAGACGGGACCA